ATTCCACCTGACAGACCTTATCAAGGAACGAAACAATGCCTTGAGTAGTTTTCTCTCTTCCTTCGAATACGTTTTCAACAAGAGGACCCATGTTGATATACAAAGAATCAGTATCAGAAGCAATAACATAGTCTGCATCTCCAGTTTTCAAAATCTTATTTAAATAAGAATTGACCTTATTCATAATCCACTGAATAGAGACCTGTCCAGATAACGTAATTGCCTCAGCATTTGCAAGTTTATAATAACGAAAATACTGATTACCAATTGCACCATAAGCAGAGTTCAATTGGATCTTACGTGCCATCTGAATGTTGTTGCAGCGAGAGATTTCTTTAACCAATTCTTTATTCTTGGTCTTTTCATACTCTTGCTCTGCCGCAAGCATCTTCTTTTTAAAGATTACACGTTCATTATAGATTTTCTCCATTAATTCTGGAAGCATACCCTTTACTCTATGATAAAGTGCTCCATTTGCTGTCATTGTAAGATTAAGTTTTTGTAAGGGTTCTAAATCCAACTCTTGTTTAAGGAGTTTATCTACATTTACCTTATTAGAAAGTTCTCTCACTTGCTTCAGTGCTTTTAATTCATCCTCAATTTCCTCACGGGTCATTTTACGAACATCTTTCCACATAGCATTACTCATAACGTATTTTCTTTCGGTTATTAAATTTGCCACAGTGAGGGCATTTTCCAATATCTCCTACCATATTTCTATCACAATAAGCACACCAAACCATTCCATATTTTGCTTGTTTTGCTTTCTCACGATTTCTTGGTTGATATTCCTCTTCGTAAATCATTTTAATCAAAACTAATAATTTTAGAGTGCTTTTTACGATTTTCGCTCATCGTGATAATCTGTAAATTATCTTCGTGATGTTTTCCTCCCTTGGAGATTGGAATAATGTGATCTACTTCGTGAGGAATACCAGTTTCCTCTGTCATTCTTTTTGCTTCACAATATATCTCATTTATTTTTTGTTGGTCAGCAGTTTCATCAAAAGCATCTCTCATTCTACACCTTCTACGAGCAGCAATAGAATTTAATACTGCTCTTTTATGATCTTCCCCCAAATACTTAAATTTAGTAGAACAAGAATGAGAACAAAAGCGAAGTTTCCATTTTTCGTTTATTGCTCTAAATCTACTCACAATAAATGGAGAACCGCAGTTTTCACAATAGAGTGTTTCTTTCCTCTCTTTATTTTTATTCTCCAAATGTTTTGGTTTCTGTAAATTAAACTTTTTTATTTTTTGTTTAATAAGTGGATCAGAACAACCAAAAAATTCAGCACACTCTTTTCTACTTTTATTCTCAACAATATAAAGTTGATATAATTGTTCTTTTGTTATACTAAACTTTGGAAGCATCTTGTTTATTGTATCCACACTTTATTATTTATAATGTGTGGATATTCTACAACATTTTTTCCAATTCAGCAATACGATTGTTAATGTCTTCTTTACTAACCAAAGTTTCTGGTGAAATAGAATACATCATAATCAGGTGGGGGTAAAGCGAATTTAAGTCAAAACTTACAACCCAATCATACATTCCAGGAATCGGTTCTTTTACATAGGCACCAGCATACTTCTCATCTTTCTGAGTTTTATTCTTCGGTGGAATTACAATATTCCTTTTCTTCAGATAAGTGTAGATAATATTATCCCACATCCGAACCTGATAGAATACATCAGCGTAGTTTACCTTAGCGTCATATGCCATCGTCAATGCTAGCTCAATCAGTTTCATCTTGTCTTCCAAACGGTCAACAAGTTCTACGTCAATGATGTTATACTCAATAAACTTTTGCCATCCTTTAGTATAGAAATCCTTAAAGGTATCATACTCAGAGTGGTCTAGTTTCTTCTGCCCAAGTTCGACTTCAGCAATGTAATCAAGACGATAAGATTCTTGTGCTTTGTAAGTAAACTTCTTATAAAGGTCGAGATAATCAAGTTGAGTCAGACCACCAACGTCAAACACAGTATGCTTGCGACCATTGATAAACACTTCGCCTTCAGTAACGAGCCCCCAGTTAGAAAAACGCTTCATCAGTTTCTCACCAAGAACACGATTCAGACGTTTACAAATATAAGGAACGTCATACATCTGAATGTTCCATCCAGTAATCACATCGGGAACATCGACCATCCAATAGTTAATGAAGTGATTGAGAAGTTCATACTCCGAGGGGCAATGATGATAAGTAACATCCTTGCGAGTATTATTAAAGGGTTTGACTCCCCAAGTAATAATCTTCTTGGTGGTGTAATCCTGAATAGAAATAGAAAGGATTTCTTCTGATGCTGATTCCACATCTGGGAATCCACCTTCAGAAGCAACCTCAATATCAAGAGTTACCAGTTTGATTTTGCTGATATCAAACTTGATTTCATCTTCAGGGTAATTTTCGGAAATGTATTGATAGATGTATCGGTCGTTTCCGTAAATCTCAAATCCATCTACACCCTCATACTTTTTATAAAACTCACGACAATCTCTGATTGTGCCTGGTTTTATTGGTTCTACAGATTCTCCACTTAATGTTCTATACTTGGATTTTTTTTTAGTTTTTACAAAGAGAGTGGGATAAAACTCATCTCTGTTCTCAAATCTTTTTCCATTCTCAACTCCACGAACTAAAATCTGATTTCCAATCAACTGGACATTAGTATAAAACCTTTGCGTCATTCTTTAGTCAGGTCCTCGTATTTCTCAAGTAGTGTAGGTGTCGGGTTCGCAAGAGTTAGAATCTTATCGGAACTCATCATAAATGTAGTTTGCTTTGTGTATCCACAAAGATATGGTTCTAAAGTTTGGTCACTTTTAACCACAAAGGGTTTTATCAATTTACAGTCAGGTTCTCCGAGTTCTGAAGTTACTTCCTCAATCTGTGAGACCAAGATCAGATTGTTCGTCAGTGCTAATAGTTTCGTCATTTTGTTCGATTCCTAATACTTGAGTTTCATACATTTTTTTGAGTTGATCATTGGGTTCCACAATTGTAACTATCCAATCAGGAACTAACTCAACTGTAGTGTCTTTTGATAGAGAAGGCCAAGAATTTAAAGAGATACTTACCCTACTTCCATTAGTAGTTTCATTTTCATCCTCATCCTCAAGGATTCTATAAGTTCCATTCACCGAAACTGTACAGGGTTTTTCTAAGATATAACAAACTAATTTTTCCTCCAAAAATCCTTCTTTAATATCTGAGATTATATTTTCTCCAGATTTTAAAACAGCAAGTTTTACAGACATACTTAACTCATACCTCCAATCATTATAGCAAGAAAAAAGGGAGGCGTCAACTGGATTTTGCCAGTTGCCTCCCGTGGCAATGCGCCGACGATATTCAGTTATATTTATAGATAGTCCTTACGCTTATGGTGCTCGGGAACAATCCTGCCAAGAGTAACTGTTAAAAGCCCATCCTCAAAATCAACTGATCGTACTTCCGTATCATCAGAGAGTGTCCACGCTCTCTTAAAACTCCGTTGAGCCAGACCTTTGTGGAGATAGTTGAACTCCGATTCTTTATCTTCTTTCTGGCCCTCCACAAAGAGTTTGCCATCTTGCGTGTAGACATAAACCTCCTTTTTCCTAAATCCAGCAAGTGCAAGTTCGAGTCTTGATTCTACATTACTTACTTGAACTAGATTATATGGTGGATAGTTAGAAGTCGTTTCGTGAAGATTAAAGAGACGATCAAAATATTCATCAAGACCGATTGAGTTGCGCGTGATTCTATCCATCAAAGCAGGAAGATCCGCAGCAGTATAACGTGCAAGGTTAGTCATTATGGTAGCTCCTTTTTAAAGCGAGTTTGTGTTTTGTGGACCCTTTCGGCATCCATTATTAATTATACAAGAAATAAAAAAAAGAGGTATCGGAAAAACCGAACCTCTTTTAGGGTGTTCCGACTTTCGTAGAGACCGCACGAAGGTCTCATACTTATTTATTCAGGTTCTACGCCTTTTCCTTTTTTACCAATGTTATATTTCTGTTCCAAAATCCAATCTCCCTTATCTTTATAAGAAAGAACTTTTATTTGATTCAGAGGTGCAATATCACTCACAGAATCAAGTTTCGTAACAGTTATAAGTCCCCAATCTGCAAGAAGACGAACGATGCGATTGCGTCTCTGAACATCATTTACTGTAAGATTAGCATGTTTGCCATCAAGAGCAAACAGTTCTTTAAAATGAACAATATAATATCTACCTTGCTTATGAAGAATATGACAAGAGTGATATAGTTTTTTTTCTTTTCGTGAAGCAACTCCAATACGTGTCAAAGTTTCACGAACTTTTAGAAAATCATCAGGTTCATTCAGAATGACCTCCACCATCATATCAGAAGACCAATTTACTTGAGGTTCAATTGTTTGATTAGTCATTTTGTTCCGCCAGTTTCAAGTCGTTTTTTGATAAAATTAATTTGTTCTTTTGTCAGGATTTTCAATGCTTGGGATGCTTTTTCATTACTATATCCATAGTATTGTTTAATACATTCTAAGTCTTTGATTTTATCCTTTCGGATCCAGGGAGAAAATCTCTTCTTTTTCCTTAGACTATTTAGATAAAATGAATATTGCATATCTTTATCCAAATGATGATTCATATTCATCTCATTTGCGAAAAGAATGCAGTCAATGTGTCCCGATGAACAACGATTAATAATATAAGGATTATATTCTTTAATATTTTCTGACAAATCTTCCTTAGTAAAATTAATCGAATTCAACCAATCCTTCAATTCCATAATTAAACAGCAAAAGTTCTTTACGTTGTTTCTGTTCTCTCATATATTCACCAACGGAACGCATCGTGTAAGTCAAATCAAACTCAGCAGCATTCCAATTTGTAAATCGGTCTTTCACCAATTGATCAGAATTATAACTGATTAGTTGATCCATATTATTAGAATCACAATCAGAAGCAAACTTATCGCGATCAAATCCTTTGTGCATTGATCCCTTATTCCCATAGAGATTATCCTTAATATCATAAGGAGGATCAAGATACA